GAAATCGACAGCATTACGCATGGAGGATGACACGATGAATCAAGAAACACAGATTTGCGTTATCTGCTCAAAACCGTTTTCGGAGTACGGCAACAATCCGGCCCCGGTCAAACCGACTGGTCAATGCTGTGACGACTGCAACCTCAAAGAAGTTATCCCTGCTCGTATCAAGATGTTGGAGACAAAGGAGGCTTCCCAATGACCAAAAGAGATCACGGAGCGAAACGACTCGCGGGCGTTTCAAGCAACTTGGAATTTGACGAGGGTTGGGTCTTCACGATGATGGACAACACGGATGTCTGGATCGATATCGAGAACACCGACGAACACGCTATTTTGGACTTGATCATAGACTTGACCAAAGAACTTGAGCGGAGACGGCAAATACGGGAGACTGAACTATGAACTCATTACTTTTGTACACCACGACTTGCCATGAGTGTTACGGCTTTGGCTTGACACCAGAATCGAAGCGGATATTGGCCCGGAGCGATTCAGTCGAGGTTCGCGAACTTTCGGATGGCCGCATTGTCGAAAGTTGTCAGGCGTGTGATTACGAGTCGGTCACAGAAGTTGACCCATACGCTGACGTTACCATTGTGGACAAGCCTGTTCCTAAACAGGTTGTTCCACCCTCAAGCCCATTGGCCTTTAAAGAGCAAGGTGTGGTCATCGTGGACGTTCCAAAAGCATCCTGCACTTGGGAGGCGCTCAATGGCGGGAGCCAGTATGGCCCAATGCCGCGCCGTAATTTACTCGATGCGATCAATGCTGTCGGCATTGAGAGCATTGTTGACATCAAAAAGCGTGACAAAAGACTTGGAGGCGTGTCGGTGAAAACTCTCGCAGAAAATCCGCCAAAGGTGCAAGGCGTTTTCTGGGAGGCTTCCCAATGACCAGTGAAGAACTCGACATAACCGAAGAACTTGCACAAGAATTCGTTGAACTCCACAACGAGAAAATCCAAGAGTTTCACAAACAATCCGGCGAGTCTGCTATAGACTTCTTTAAAGCACGGACTGAATCGCAAGCAGGAGAAATTACTGCTCCGATGGAAGTATGTTTTGAAGTTCCAAGTGACGTGTCACACAATGGCAAGCCAGTGTTGTTTTATGTTGTATTTGGCTCAGGCGATACAACATCTGGATTGCCTTAAAAACCAAGCCCCGCTTCGGCGGGGCTTTTTTATTTGGGTCTACACAGAAAGTACTTGATAGCAAGCACTTGTTTTAGTTCCTGAACCACATAGATCTCCTGGCAGTTGTTGCCAACTACTTTATAAGAAGATCAGGTTTTCAAATATGTCGCCAGTGACAACTTTTTTTGTCACTTCGGTAAAACTAAATCACCCTTCCCATTACCCGCCAATGCTGTTCCCACTTTCTGGCAAGCCGTTCCCGCCGCCAGATTTGCAAAATCCAAACTCTCTTTCCACTTGACACCCGATGCGAGAGCCGCAACGAGACTCGCAATCACAGTATCTCCCGCGCCAGTCACGTCAACTACTTGACGATAAGCCGCAGGAATCTCACGATCTTCCTCTGCTGAAGAGAAAAACATTCCGTCTTTGCCGCGAGTTAACAAGACATTTTCTATGTCGAATTTCTTGCGGAGAGCGCGACACCCTCCCTCCAAGTTCTTGAGATCACCACCCGCTTTTTCATACTCGACGAGGTTAGGCGTGATAGTGAATGCTCCCCGATAGATTTCCCAATCAGGATTTTTCGGGTCAACAAAACTATGAACGAAATGTTCGCGAGCCGCTTTGAGCAAACTCGGGATCATTCCTGTGAAGTGCTTGGAGTAATCCGACAGGACTAGGTATTTGAAACTGGGTAATTTCTGCAAACAATATTTCAAGATATTGTCAGCAGTGCCTTGAGATTCCCGGTCTATTCTAAGAACCTGTTTTCCGTCCACCACATATCGGGTTTTCAAAGTGGTGGGAATGTTTTCCTTCTGTATATAGACGAAGGAGAGGTCAAGCAGGAGGTCTTGGAGCGTCTTGCTTTCCGCATCTCGGCCAGTGATGCCCATTAAAGTAGTCTGAACACCCAGAGATTGGAGATTCAAAGCCACGTTGGCCGCGCCGCCCGCTCTATGCTCCAAAGTAGTTTCAGAAATTATTGGAACCGGGGCTTCGGGAGACATGCGGGAGCAACTCCCCGAAATGTACCTGTCAAGAATTACATCCCCAATGACAAGTACTTGAGAGAAATGTTCCCCCTTATTATTTATTTTACCATCTTGGGGTAATTTCATCCCATATCTTTCCTATTGTTTTCAATAACTTAGTACTTTTGGCTATTGACAGGATTTAGAACAAAACGTGTCCCGAATGTTGGAGCGCACCATGCGCCCCTGTCATTGCGCTTTTGAGTTTGATGTCAAGGTTTTCCACCACCTTCTCTTGCCATCTAGAGATGGTTGACCCGCCGACCCGATACTTCTTTGCCCACCATGAGGTGGAGTGCCGGGGGCGCTCCCTCGCCCATGACTTGAGAATGTCAAGCACGAACCATCTATCCATGTCTAGTTCCCGGCTTACTAACCTTGAAACTTGCTCCCCTCTTTCCAACCCGCCAGTAAAGTAGGTCTGCAAGATCGCGCACTCCACTTCCGTTAGGTTCCTCTCAACTACTTTTAAGATATAGACCGCTTCCGCGACTTTCTCCCACGGGGAGCAATCTGGGTAACGCTCAAAAATTGCGCTTTTCCTGCCCATCTTGAAAATAGAGGGTGACTTGACAATTGGCGTTCTTAGCCGCCGCAAAGCCCATGCTATGGCTTCATAACCTGATCCGAATTCAGCATCCATGCTCTTTTGATCCAATCCAAAGCAGTGCCGTCCTTGACATGCTTTTCAGTAACCCGAAGCACTACGATCCCCATCAATGCGGCCTCGTTGTACTTTTCACAATCCGAGATAAAGCCTTGCGGTCTGTTATGTCGGCCTCTGACCCACACCCCTCCCTCGCACTCACAAGCAACTTGAAGAGAAGGCCAAAAAAAATCGAACTTCCATCTCCTCGTAGGGTGAAATTTGAACTCGCGCTCTGGAGGCTCAATCCCAGCGAGTCCCATTTGCAAAACCAGTGCTTCCTCTAAAGTACTTTTTGACACTCAGTTGAACTCAGTCGCACTGACAAAAAAAATCCCCGCCGAAGCAGGGATAAGGGCGATGACCGCAAAACAATCGACATTGGTTATGTGTCACCGACCAAGCCTTTTTTCTTGAGCCACACTTCCACGCCGCTCAATTCACCGAAAGTACTTTTCATCACTTGACAAACTTCCGCACCCTCCGGCATATTTTTTTTCATCCATTCCCATTGCAATCTTTTTGACTTGAATTTTTTTAGGTAGTGGGTTGGGGGGGGTGGCGGCTCAGTGGGAAAGCCGCCCATGATCGAGGATTCGTAAGTTATCTCAGGGCGTTTTAAGCAGTCCTGTGAACTCTTTTTTCTGTAGCCACTCACGACAACGTTCGCTCCACTCGGCCCTGCTCTCGCCATCGTTGATACCAAGGCCCATAGACTTTAAGTTTTCGTAGAGCATCCTGAGATGTGCGTAGTTGTATTTTTTTGTCCAGTGCCAATCGCATAACATTCCACCCTCGACAAAGTGCGCTCCGTCCAGTTGACACTCCATGCACTTCTCCAAAACGACTTCGGTTCTTTCTTCAACCTTCTTTATCTCGTCGTGCCATCTTTCCTGATTGATCCAAGTGGCCGGATGAGGGCGACTTGGGAGAAAGACCCCGGCTTGTTTTCTTAATCTTTCATCCGGGTATTCCTTTATGATTCTTTTTCGATGACCCTCTTGGGCAATCATCGCTTCTTTAATGATGTTCAGAAGTTCGGGCCAGTTCTCTTCCTTAACTTTTTTGAACTTCTTGAAAAAGGCATCTCTCGCCCCGCCCTTTCCTACCTTCGCTCCCTGACCGCTAGGGAGCGTGGCCCAGAAGGATTCAAAGAATCCTGACAACTTGTTTTCCTGTTCACTGGTAAGTTTCAAAACTGTTCTCCATAACCCATACCCTGCCGAAAGAATTTCGGGGTCAAGTTCTTTGGCATCGCGAGGCTTATGTCGGGAGACTTGACCAACTCTGATCGACGGTGGCGGGCGCTAGGGTCGAGCGGCAGTGGGTTTCCATTTCCCACCTACTGACCACCGAAACGGCTTTATACCCTTTTGATCCATTCCACGCAACTTGACAACAACCTAAAGTTCAGTGGTATGTATTTTTTATTGAAGTTAACCAAACATCTGAGAAAGTCTGCTGTACTAATTTGTTAAGTAGACTTGACAATGGGTGACAAGTTGACTTTAAATAGAAGGACAAAACCCATAGACAAAAGAGGCCAACAAATGAAAATCTGGAAACTGCATTTGGTATCTTCTCGGTGGCTCAACCGCCATCGGCGCGGTTGCAAAGCGGAATATTGTTTCGTAAAAAATATTTCCGAACCACATCTCGTTGAAACTGACCACAAGAGTTTTGTTCCATGGTGGCAGGTCAACGAGCGCGGCATAAATCAAGCCACTTCCGGGTGGAATCACAGGCATCGAGTTCTTGACGGCACCTTTCAAAAACAAACTAACACTGACACTTTTTCCGGCTCCGCAATCATGCAAGCGGCGCAAAGAGACAGTAGATATGTGACGTTGTTTTCAACTGTTGGCGACACCAAGTTAAAAAATTTAATGCAACTTGCTAAAGATGAACTGGGGATGGCGAGGATCGGCGTGACCGGCCCTAAGTGGGCGCGACTGAGATTTAGGAATCAGTTTTACAACGCCAAGCCAAAAGGATGGTCGATTGCAGGATTGTGCAGATGGTCATACGGGCGGGAACTATGCAACGAACCGTGTTCTGACCACCCGCATGCGGGCGCAAAGAACTGGCCCAGTGCGCTTTTCAGCGCAGGGCATTAACTGAAAACACGGCTGTTATTGAAAACCAGCCTTACAAAAAATTTCGGAGCAGAAACATGAGTACCTTAGGTTTTAGGATTGAGCAAGCAAGAAAACACAAACAGTTTACGAAGGCACAAGTGGCAGACGCATTAAAAATATCAAGAAGTGCGATCACTCAGTGGGAGACTGGCGCAACAGGAGACATGAAGTGCAAGTTCTTCTTCCCACTTGCCAAGTTATTAAGCGTTGACCCTTCCGAACTGTACACAGGCGAACCGTCTGTGATCGGAGAGGTCGCGAAATCAGACTTGCGATTTGTACCTTTGATCGACTGGTCAGATATAGAGAATAGAGCAATGAATAATGAACATTGGGTTCCAACCACTGTTCTGACCGGACACGGGTTCGCGCTTAAAATGACATCGGACTCGATGATCTCTTTAGGTTCCCCATTTCCTCAAAACAGCACAGTAATTTTTGACTCAGAGAAAGAGTGGAAGTCAGGCGATTTCGTAATCGCCAAGACCAAAGAAGGCCCAGTTTTCCGACAGATAATGCAGGACGGAAATACTGTGGTGCTTAAACCTTTAAATCAGCAGTATCCGATTATTCAATCGGACAATGACGTTGAAGTAATTGGTGTAGCAGTCGAGACACTTACGAAAGTATAAAGAAAGCCCCCTGTACCAAGTAGTTGGTGTCAGGGGGATTTTTTTGTCTAATGGGTTGCGTGGCCTGTACTTTTAATGTACAGTTGACTTAACTGGATGTGCTTCCGAGTCCAACACTGTTTTTTTGAACATACGGGAACAGTGGCACTCACGAGGATGAGTAAACATCGGAAGGGGGGCGTTAGCAATGTCCTGTAGGACGCGGCCTAAAAGAAGTGGTCACTCACTCCTTTCCTCCTAGGTAACGCGAGTCCCAAAGAACGGGGAAACCGGGTTGTCTTGGCCCGGCTTCCGCTAGGGGGAGGGCTTCTGCCCTCCCCCGCCCTTTTACTGGTGAGAGCAATGGACAGATTCAAAAGCCCCAAATATATCGCGTGGGTTTCCGACCTTGAGCAGACCTGTGTGATGTGTGGTCACCAAGGTTGGGAAGACAACCAAATCATCGCTCACCACGCAATTTCGATTCCCGGCCTTGAGTTAGGCGGGATGGGTACAAAGGCATCGGACACGTTAGCCATGCCAATGCACGTCACATGCCACCAACAGTTTCATCAGGAGTTCGATCAATGGAAACACTACCAACCGATCTGGCTAATGAAATGGCAGGAAAAAGTCCTCCGGACAATCATAAAGCAGACCCACACTTGCTCTTGGATCGTAGATGGCTGACCAGTATCAGCCTCGAAGGGATCGACGAATTAGTAGAGGTAATTCGCCCAATTGTTGTGAAGTCTTTGGGAACAAATCCTCTAACCGTAGAGGAACACGCACTGGTTCAATTTTTTCACGAAGAGGCTTTAAGCGATGTTGATTGACGATGAATCTGTAGAGAAAGCCTTGGACTTCTTGGCAAGCACTGATACCGAGTGCGCCAATGCGAAAGCCAAGATGAAAGGGTTGGACTACCAACGGAACACGGTTCGCTCGATTGCCATGATCGAAGCAGAAGATGATGCGATGAATGCGGGAGAAAAGTTGTCGGTATCAAGGAAAGAGTCTCTCGCTTACATCTCAAAACGGTATCAGGAATATCTTGAAGAGTTTCAAAAGGCCGTTGCCGATTATGAAATTCTCAACAACCAACGGAACACGGCTATCGGGATGATCGAGGTATGGCGTTCCGAACAAGCCAATCGAAGACGCGGCAATGTCTGATGACCAACGCGACCTTTACCACCAACAACTATTGGAAGAACAGGAAATGATGGAAGTCAAAGAAAAGGATTTTTTTAATCAAGAAGACCCGGCAGAAGAGGTGGAAATCTCCACTGATTTTTTTTCCCTATCCCCGAGTCACTCAAACCTCTTTACGGCATTAAGCAAGGCTCAAGGGGAAATCGAAGCCGTCGATCTGGAGCGAGAGAACCCTTACTACCGGAGCAAGTACGCAGACATCCACGACGTGGGCCAAGCACTGAAGAACCCACTGAAAAATAACGGACTGTTTTTTACGCAGATGTGGCTTAAAGGCGAGTGCAAAGCCGAGTTGCAAGTCCGAACGTTGATCGGCCATGAGTCAGGTGAGTACATGACCTACATAAGTTCGTTGTGGGTGAAAACCCCGGAAGACATACAAAGCGTGGGCAAGGCCAAGACCTATGCTCGCCGCTATATCTTGTCTTCGGCCTTTGGGGTGACCGGAACTGAGCGACAGGCCGATGACGATGGCAGTACGGCGTCGTTGCCCGAAGAATCAAACGCGGAACTCTTAAAGAACTTGAGAGAAGCATCCAAAAAAGGCTATGCGTCTGCAAAAGCCAAGTGGGAAAAAATGTCCGTAGCGGATCGAACAAAGATTTCACCAAAAGATCGTGAAAAAGTAATTGCAGAAGCAAAAGCAATAGATAAAGAGAAATTTAAAAAGGAATTAAGAGAGGGAAAAATTGGAACAAAGAAGCCCAGAGTGGTACGAAGCGCGGCGGCACAGGCTGACAGCCAGTGATTTCGGTAGTGCGGCCAACCTCCCTAATGCCTACAAGTCTCGCCAAAAACTTTGGGAAATTAAAACAGGCCGTGAAGTCATTGAGCCAAATGAGTTCATGCAGTATGGCACTGACATGGAGCCTTTTGCGAAATTTGCCTATGAAAATTTATCTGGCAATTTCGTGGATGATGTTGGTTTTGTTGTGCATCCTGATCTTGATTTCTTGGGCAGTTCACCTGATGGCCTCATCGATACTAAGTCTGTGTTGGAGATCAAGTGTCCTGTTAAGCAAGTTCATTCAGCCATCAGTGACCAATTTCTTGCCCAAGTTCACGGACACCTTGCATGCACTCAGCGAGAAGTTGGATTCTTTTTTTCATACCACCCAGAAGCACAACGACTCTGGCAAATAAGTTGGAGTCAAGAATATTGGGATTGGTTATTTCCATTGCTTGAGGAATTTTGGACACACGTTGTCGAAGACACATGCCCACCAAGAAAATCAAAACAGAAATTCGAAGGAGAGATTGAGATCAAATTGATCTCAGACGAGAAATGAAAGGCGCTATCAAAATCACCGCAAAAGATGGTCGGACATATTTGCCGACTTTCACCATAACGACTGAAGGTTACGTTCCATCATATGGATGGGCTGGAATCAACTGTCCTGTCAAAGTAGTTCCCAATACGAGGGATGTTTCCGCTGACCCGTCCCCCGTAAAAACAATAAATGGCAAATACATTTACATGTTGCCGGGTGGGGAAGAGTTTGTTCCCGGTGATGAACAGGTTAGAACCGTGCCGTTTGTTGATAAGGATGCTTTCGGAGGGAATTACAGAAGGTCAGTATGAAATTCACCGACGAAGATATTGAGCAGATTTACGTTGAACTCCGAGAAGGCTCAACGAATTGCAGTATTGCAAAAGACTTTGGTTGTTCAACCGCGTTTGTTCGGGGCATCAATACGGGGAAGTACTACTCCAGACCTAACTACGATTACCCGATTAAGAAGAGAGCGGCGAAGGAAAAAAAGGTGCATAGCGAAGAGCCAGTGCCTTTTAGAGTTTTAACCCCATAGGAAAACAAAATGCCAAAAGCACTTAAAGAGAACCGATTTACCCTCGCCCGATCCACAAATAAAAAAGAGGATTGGCAGAGCGACTACAACGGCAAAGTCCACATCGTGTGTGACAACTGCGGCCATTCAAATCATGCGTATCTGAATGGCTATATCAACGAAGGCCAGAGCGGTAAGTATTTTTCTGGGCCGATAAAGCCGTTTACTCCTGATGAATTTCCGGAAGAAAAGGGAGAAGTGAAAAGTGCCGATCCAGACGATGACATTCCGTTCCTCTAGCGAGGAGTCGAACCAACTATTACTAAACGCAAAGGATGCTCTGAAGTACTTGGGAATAAGCAGACATTTGTTTAACAAATTTCTCCGCCCAAAACTTTCCGAGGTGAAACTTGGACGCAGTATTTTTTTCAAAAGAGTAGAACTTGACAACGCAATCCACCATAATGATGTTGCCGATGACTGGCCTCAGATAAGGAGACAATCATGCTCATTAAACGAGGCACAAAATGGCACATCAACACAACGATTAACGTTGGAAAGAAGAGCGCCAAGATTCGTGAAACAACGGGAACTAGCGATAAGAAGATTGCAGGGGAAATCCTAAATCAGAGGATCGCTGAAGTTACTCAGGAACTTCTTTACGGTAAACAGGGAACGTGGACAATCGAAGATGGGTGCGTCAAGTATCTTCAGCAGAGAAAGACTCACCAATTGAAAGATGCGATCTACCACACTGATTTCCTGATGGAGTATCTTGGTGAAATTCCGATGCGGCTCATCCACATTGATCATCCTTTGGTACAGGAGTTGATCAGCGATTGTGCAGACAAAGGCAATAAAGCCTCGACAATCAATCATCATCTCAAAGTACTTAGGAATATTTTGAACAATGCGGCGAGGAAATGGCGGGATGAAGAGGGGAATCCGTGGCTGTTGACGGCTCCGCTCATCACAATGTTGCAGACTGACCCAACGAAGGGCCATGCACTTAAGATCGGGGAAGAAACGGAGTTGTTCCGTAGATTGTCCGAACGACTGGCTTTAGCCTGTCGGTTTGTCTTGAATACTGGCCTTCGAAACTCAGCAGTGGTTCAGTTGAGGTGGGAGTGGGAAGTGGCGATCCCTGAGTTGGGAATCACGGTGTTCGATGTTCCGGCGAGGTATATGGGAGAACGTGTTAAAGGCACGAAAAACCATCAGGATCATAGGGTAGTTTTAAACAGTGTCGCATACGAGATTATTGAGACAGTGAGGGGTAGACACCCCGAGTTCGTCTTTTCTCACGCTAGACGCGGTTTAGAGCGGCCCTACGGCATTTCTGAGGGTCTATATACCACCGCTTGGAGAAACGCAGTTGAGGGGGCGGGCTTGAAGCACTGTCGGGGTCAGGATCAGCATTTCCGCATACACGACTTCAAGCACACCTTTGGAGCGAGGCTTCGCGCAATGGACGTGACGAAGGAAGACCGGATGGACTTGCTTGGTCACAAGAATGAGTCGATCACGACCCATTACTCCCCAGCGGAAGTTGAGAAACTTTTGGCGGCTTCTGAGAAAGTAGTTCAGTGGTACGAACGCAAACCAAAACTCCGCTTAACAGGTGCGGACACAAATCGAACACAAAGCGAGTTGGGGAAAACGGGAGCGGCTTGAAGGCCGCTCGTAACCGATTGAAGGTGAAGGGAAAATTGGTGGGCCGTGTAGGGATCGAACCTACGACCCGCTGATTAAGAGTTAAATTGCTGTTTCTAACTTTCCTTTTACTTCAATCACTTGCAACAGGCCAGTCATCGGCTTAGTGCAATAAAGTGTAAGGAAATGCAATTGACTTTAATCAGGAAAGACACAAATCGAACACAAGGCCATATTATAGGTATAGGAGATGGCGGGAACAAACTGGCGGGGTTCTTCTTCGCAGTTGACCCGTCAGCCCGTCATCTTCTTTGCATCAGGAGTCACGAATGATGCAGAACACCTCCCTTCAAGCATACCTGTCCGTTGATCACCGATCAATGCGGGAAAAGGTGCTAAAAAAGTTAGCAGAACGGGGCGCTTCCACCTGTGATGAATTGGAAATAGCCCTAGAAGGCAAGCACCAATCTGTATCCGCAACTTTGACAGCCGCCAGAAAGAGCGGGCTGATCGTTGACACTGGACAAACCCGACCTACCCGATCTGGCCGTTCCGCCATTGTGTGGGATTTGAAATCTAACTACCGAGTAATGTGATGAATAGCGAACCAACAAAAACTACCTACGCCGGAAGAGAATCCCAATATTTTGAGAGAGATAAGCATATTTCTCTTCAAGTACTTTCTGGCAGGACTCTTGAATCTCAAGCGCAGGACTATGGAATCACAAGGGAGCGAGTGCGGCAAATCGTGAATCGATTTCTACGAATGGTAGACGCACCGCCAAGAGAGGGTGACCCACTTCAAACAGGTCTTTTTTCCTCTTTCGATATCAGAAAACTTCGGAAAGAGAAAAGGTTTTTTGACGCTATCCAGTCTTTGACCCGGTAATTACTTCCCAATCGAGTTCGGCAGTGTGGTCGGTTTCTTTGATATCGACCTCCTGCTTGATCTCTTTTGGCATCATGGCGAAAGCCACTCGGACATAGGTTGAGACATCCTTCTCTCGGCATTTCTCAATAGCCTCTGGGCCGTGAATCTCCCAATCTGCGAGGAAGGCATCCATCAATGCTTGGGACATCTTATCTCTTGACCCTACAGGTCGCCCCTTTCGGTTGATTCTGGGGTCGCCTTTTACAAATGGCCTTCCCGTCCCTCGTCGTTTCTTAAAATCATCCACTCTTTAATTCCTCTGGTAAATGTTCCATGATCTCCGCTCTGAACTGGTAAAGTTCTGGCGAGGCATCGGAAAACACTCCCTGTTCTGAGAGTTTCTTAAAACAAAGGGCCAGTTTCGTTCGCATGGTTTTTGATGAGAGCAAATGCTCTTGAAATTGCGTAACAGGCAATATGGAAACTGGCTCGACCTTCATTTCTTCTCCCTTCTTGAGTACTGTAGTGTTTTCAAAATATTCAGTGGTCATCAGGGTATTCCTTTGCAAGATATTCCCCCAACTCCATTTTTTCGTACCTTCTGCATAAGTACTTCACAGAAAGTTCCATCATGTCGTAGTCTCCGTCGTTGACATCATGGAGAACTACCAATCCCCGCCATGTTTCGCGGGCTTGAGGGCCAAGATATGTTTCATCGTGCAGATAATATGATCCGCAAATCAAGGCTCTTTGAACTTGTCCGTTAGGCAATGACCTAGCGGATATTTCTTTGCCTTGGCGATGACCTTGGCACAGACTTAACCCGACTCTGGCAAGCACGTTCTGCGCTGTGCCTCCGTAGGGTCTTCCCGTATAGGGTTGATAAAAAGCATGCGTAAACCACACATTGCTAATATCAAATACTTCACGGTATGGATGAGAAATCCATCCATCCAGATGGAGTTGGTTAAGGTCTAGAAAATTCTCTAGTACCGGGTTGTCGTTAACGTAACGATTTAGACGTTCTTCGTGGTTACCAAAAATAAAGTGAAACTCTGGTAACTTCTTCAAACCTTTGAGGTTTTTCCAAAAAAGCCGCATGGCTTCGTTCCCAGCATTGATGTCATTTATTATCCTCTTCCCTTCAACTTCTATGCGAGAAGAGTAAGAACTCAACGATGGAAAATCCCAGTGATCTCCTAGGTGAACAACATGGGTGGGTTTGTAATCTTTTACTGCTTTCGCCGCCCAACGCATGTGGTCGAGCGCGACACCGGGCTTAACTTGTGTGTCCGGAATTACCAGAATTCGATTCATAAAATTCCCCGCAAGAGACTCCTTTGATTAAAGTTTTTATCGACATAATCATCCCCCTAGGTATGCGATTAATTCCAGACCAACAATCTGAGTCTGGAAGGTGCGAATTTGCAAGAACGACAAAATCTGTTTTTGTCTTTGGTCTTTCGACAAGGTAGCCCACAGTGTGAATTACCCATGCGGGTTTTTTCTCATACTTCTGCCACCCGCTTTCCTCATCAGCATCTATCCACGACACCATTACTAGATCGTGTACGCACTTCATCCTTTCTTCCTTCTTTCAAGTGGGCCGGGCAATATCCAACCCAACACCATTGGAGCCGCCACTACCAACAGCAGACCCCAGCCCGCCATATGGATCAGTGCCTCGATTAAGTCAAAGAAGTTTGTAGGAGCGCATTGATTTGAACTTGATCCACCGCTGGCGATTTCAGTTACGAAATCAGTAATGAATCCACCACCAAGTGCGCCCACAATAGGAGCGGCGACACCTGATGAGGCCACTGTTGCCGCTGTCGCTCCAACTGCGGCCCCAGTTCCGACTACCGTGGATTTTTTTAGAGCAGTACAGCCTACTAGAAATAAACTAGACCCCAAAACTGTCAGTAAACGCGGCGAAATACCTTTTGTCAGCCTTTTCAACATCCTTGTTGCTTCCCTCTCCATATCTCCATGCATTGATAAATGCTTTCCAATCCCCTCCTGACTGATCCCAGACAAGGCGTATCAATTTCTTTCCAACTTGCTTATAAAGACGCTTATCTGAATTTGTGGTCAAGTCACCTTCACCGCCATAGTCATATTTCTTTTCGTATCCCTCTCGATCCGGCTCGTTTCCGAACTCAAGGAACTTTTCACCTTGATTAATAAAGCGGCGAACGTAGTCCTTCTCTTTCTTGGTCAGAGTTAACTGACTTTCAGCAGACTTCATCAGTCCTGTCGTGATTTGAAGAGGCCCGTAGGCAGAGGAACCGCCTTTTGGAGAATGGCGAGTACGGATAAATGGTTTAAACCGGGTTAAGGGGCTGAATTCAGCCTTAAAAATAGAATCGTAGAGTCGTTCTTCTATCGAATTCTTCTGGTTTTCCATCCCGCGAGTAATCGCCTCTTGAAGGGCGGCGACATCGTAGTCATCGTCCACGCTTGCTTCGGCTCTGGCATCACTAATGATTGAAGTGCCGCGTTCTTCTGGCCTGTCTTCTCTTCTGCGAATCTTTATCAGGTCAGAGGTAATGTTATTTTTGGATTCAATGCGCTTATCTATTTCTTCTCTTTTCTGATCGGGGGAAAGGGTTTCATCCTCATGGATAATTCCAATTTCGTTGTTAAGTTCCCCTATCTTTCGATTCATGCGGTTGTACAGCCTGTACCACTTCAACACATCGTCCTGTTCCGCAAGCAGTTCGCGCAACTCTTTATCCATTTCAAACTTTTTGTAATGGTTGTAGTTGGCTTTCAGTTCATTGATCTCTTCTAGTTGCTCATAGAACAGGTCGCTACTTCTCGTATGTTTTGGGGGGCCAAGCCTGATAAAACTTCCAATTGGGGCAATGCCGTAGTACTCATCTAGCCTTTTGGTGGCTTCTTTTTCATCGCTAAAGAGAATGTCTGCCGAGCCGACAATCGTCGCCCCAAGCCAACCGAAGTAGCCCTTAACAAGATGATCAATCTGCACCGGAGACAAAGGTGTTTCACCGGGATACACAGCATCTATGGCTCTAGACAATCCGGAAGCAAATGAAGACGTGTACTTATGCTCCATCAACGTTTTGGACTTGTTTGAAATTCGCCAACCCAGAGTTTCGATTGGACGATCCTTAAACTCGTCCTTGTTTGCCATTACTTCCCAAGCAGGACGTAACATCTGTGGTCGCCAATCGAACGCCAATTGATCTTGGATAATCTGGACTAAGCGTTCTGTGAACAACTCCGGATCGGCACTGTTATCTACAAACTGCTGTGTGAACCTTTGCGCGATAGAAGCCATCGCTCCAATTTCGAAAGGCTTCGGAAGCAGGAACCAGTTGTCCTCTCCCGGCAATTTAATCGGCCAGTAGGTATCTCGTACCCAGTTAGGAAGTTTCTTGTATTCCTCATCATCACCCATTCCCAACTCAAGAAGAACACTGGCAAGAACCGTTGTTCCCACAACCGCCATTAACTTCCCACGTTGCTTGTGGTCTTTCGCAGAGCGGCCTAACTTGCTCAAACCTTGGACTCTGGCGTTCAAGAAAGAAACGGAACCGATCAAATACTGAGTCGCAACCCAGTTTCCATGAGATGAGAAGTTAAGTAAGTCTCTTGCCTCAAAGTTGGCTTGCATGTGACCGACTTCGCCAACACGTTTCATGTATAGAGAAACGCGGTTCGCGTTTTCCATCATGTTGCCAAGTTGTTGGTACTTACCCCAACCTTTCTTCAGAAAGAACAGACCTTTTGCCGAAGTATCGAGAATTCTTTCCCTCATCTCTTTTTCGGTTTTCGGCATTCCTCTACCGACATGTTTCATACCGTAGTTAACAATGCGACGGAGTGCCGCAGGATCATCGTGGAGAAAACCGAACTCAAACGCACCACCGCCAGCAAGCATTGAACGGAAAATCTTGTTGTCTTCTGTTGCTACCGCAAGACCTTCTTTGACGTTTCCGAAAATGTTGTAACTCAGGTCACCAACAGCAACAGAATGCATTGAGTCACGAATGAGGTTGCGAATCTTGAATGCAGGACTTGCAGTAACGCCATAAGTGAAATAACGCTTAAAGGTGGACAGGGCTTTCATGCCTTTAAGTTGGCCCGCATCAAAATTAAGGGCGAGCAACGACTGAAGAATCATCGGGTCTTGAATTTGATACCAGACTTTTTCTCCATCCTTAAAGACGTAAATGTGATCTTGGTAAACATCGCTAATGCTTTTTCGTTTAGTGAACGAAATTTTTGCGGCATCCTTCTTCGGAACCCTAACTGCAATTCCTGCATTCTCTGCGGCCTCAACAGCGGCCACACCCGCTCGATTCTTCATCGAAGCGTTCATTAACGAAGCCCAGTTCATCATTAGGTTATGAAGAACGTCATTGACCTCTAGTGGACTGCCACTTAATCCTCTGATTACATCTCGGATGTTTACGAAGTCTGCGGTCATCACCGGCCCACGAACCTTTGTTTTGCCTTTCTGTTCAAACTCACGATAGAAAGGAAGATAGAAGTCCGTAGTCAGAGTTGCTCTGTCCTCTTTTGATATGACTCCTGCATTCATTGCCATATCAAGCATTGCGCCTTGGAACTTGGCGATTTCACGCATCGCCTTCATGTAGACAAGGCCGCGATTACGTCCATCCTCCATGCGCCCCTTGGACAGGAGTTTCATTTCCTTCACGTCATCTGCGGTGAAGTTCTGTTCGCGCCCTTCTTTCAACAACTTGCCAGCACGATTGCCAACTATCCAAGTCAGAAAGCGATCTGTTTCTCCGCCGACATCTTGAAGGATTTCGATAAGACCTTTGCTGTCTGGGTCTATGTCGTATCCATCAAACTTGCCGTTGAACTTTCTTTCAATTGGCCGTCCAAAGTGCAGTACGGCATGCATCAGGTTGGTGGAGTTGTCCGAAAGATGCATCATCTGCCACGCTTTGTGACCCGCATCTCCTAGTTTTTTCTGTACGCTTCGATAACGGTCTACCGCGCCTTGGGTTACCCACAGCCATCCTTCCTGCCTTGCAGTCTCAAGGCTTTCAAGCAATGAGTTACGCTTAGTACTGCCATTTGCACGATTGATAAGCGCAACGCCCGCATCACTTACGTCATTGGTGGATCGGCTGGGTATTGAAGCCCGAACTTTTCCGTTAATGGTCGTTGGCGTAACGTGCTGACGCAGGATTCCCGAATCAATAGATACCTGTTCCGCGTCTAGCAGATAGCGATATCGGTTTGGATCGGTTTCACTAAGACGGGCAATAAAAGACTTAAAGGAATCTTTCCCGGCTCTCTGATCCAGTCCTGCAATTAGCCCTGATGGAACCTTGCTTCCGAGTCTGTGATCAATATAGAAACTTAAAGCAGAGTGCCTCTTTAGGTCACGATTCTTGAGCAGGAAAATGGCTTTATCGATGTCAACCGTATTGATTGTTTCATTCGCCATGTTGGTGAAGTCAACAACTGGCGTCAGCATCGACATCCGAGTCGGTGACTCTGGACTAAACCCAAACCGGAACGTCAACATCGCATCTGTGTCGGGGTTATATAGATGTACTAAGCGTTCCGAGTCTGGTGTGTTGGTTGCAAAGTGAATCTTGAGATTTGTGCCTTTTGCCTGTGCGTTAAAACTGCGTTGGATATGATTAAGCGCATCAACCAACGTCTTTCTTGCTCGCTTCTTTTCGGCATTGGTCATTTCTGCCGTTGAGAAATCGCGTTTCTTGTCCTCTTCAGAAAGGCTTTGATTCAGCACAAACGGAAGATGCCCAAACCTGTCATCTGATCGAGGCAGAGCATTGAAAAGAGCCTCTTTTGCTCTTTCAATGTTCCCTGTAAGTGAGGCAAGTACCCTATCCTGCCTCGCCACGTTAACGGACGGAGTTCCGTCCATTGACTGTCGGAGTGCGCCACGAACTGCGGCTTGTATATCCCCGGTGGTGAGTTCGTTTGCGAAATTAAATCTTTGAAAGAATTCTCTGATGTACCGAAACAACTTTTGGATAATCGATCTATCCAGTGCTTTCGGGTCTTCGGCAATCTTCGCAATGACTTCTTCAATGAAGTCTTCGGAGTAAACGGCGTCGTCCCCTTCTTTCAGCAAAAACTCGTAACTGTCAGCAACTTGTTTGAAGTAAGGAGCAAAGTTTGGATCGTTTTGTTTATCTAAAACTTCTTTGGTTAACTCTGCAAACCGATCCGGGCCGAGCATCTGTTTCAACCCATAGTGAACGCCCACTTCGTGCATCAAAATGTTGGGCGCAGTTCCTTTAGGGATCATGTCCTCTATAAGGTAGGACGTTCCAGAATTTTCATCGTACAAAGCATGAGCGAGATCGTAGTTTTCAAATCGATCACGAACTCCCACAGGAATGTCATAAACGCTTGAAACAATCCGGATCACGCCATCGCGTTCTAGATTGCTAATCCCCTCTTCGCCAAACTTGTCTGTAAGTTCCTTTCTGACTCGGGCATTAAAAAACCCGCCAGAGGCGGGTTCGGTCTGAAACACACTTCCCCTTACTGGGGGTGGGTTCATATCGAGATTGTCTAGGACTTCTTGATCCCAAATAACGAAGTTTCTTGTTCTTTCCTTAAAAACTCCAGTTACATTTCTTGATGCGGCATCCAAATACTTTAAACCGGGAATCCCGCTCTTAGAGAGGTACAACGATGCCTGTTTCTTTTTCTCAGTATTAGTAACTCTGCCCGTAAGCGAGATATACAAATCCCAACCAGTAGAATCCTCGTTTATACCTAGCCGATTCATAATAATATCTGGATCACCGACTTCACTATCCCAGTAATCTTTTAGTAACTGGAATACTTCGGGTTGCTCTCTTAGCGTAATGTTGTAATCCAGCATGCGATCAACAACGCTGTCATCGATATCTACTGTGTAAAGGTTTTCCAACCGCCTTCGTGATATCGGTGGTAAATCGGTAAAGGACGATAACGTATTGGCATACTCATACGCTTTTTTCTTAACTTCTACCTCAAGGTTGTTTGAGATAGTTTGGTTCGTTACATCGTCTAACAGTTCTGAAGATTCAATATTACTTCGTAGTTTATTTCTCACCTTTTTGATAACAGACGGAAAGATGCTTTCTTCAGTTACGCCTAGAGACTCCATAACATCAGAAGGAACTTCTTCGTTGTTTAATCGGTATGAGGCATCCAAAAGGTTGTTGCTTTCACGAGCCAGAGGTAAATAATTTTTAAGTGCTCTGTCTAGTCTTGTGTTATCGAATCGCGATTTTTCTGAAAAACGATTGTTGTCAGTGAATTTTCCAGAAAGGAATTGAGTGTCTTCTAAATTATGTAAGAATTCCATATACGACATCTTACGGTCACGGTTTTTATCATCTCTGAAATAAATATAATCTTCTCGGGAATACTCGTTCAGAAGTATTTTTTTGATCTCGTTCAAAAAAGGAACCGACTCTTTGTATAATTCTTTAGACTTTTTTCCGAGCAACTTCCGAATAAAAATACGACGTTCCGCACCATAATCATTAACCGCCATATGCACTGGGTTCGTATATTCAAAAGGCTCGTTTCCTATAAAAAGTTTATCTTGTCCGAGAGTGTCTTTGTAATGTTCAGCAATCTTTTTCAGTTGGGCTAAATAGATTCCCCATCCAAATGCCTGATGCCCCTCTCCTGTGCCAACAAATTGAAGATTAAATTTGCCTCCCTCTAGGGCATTTCCGGTTCCGTGATGAGCAATAGCGGCACGAACCTTCCCTTTAGGTACAGGTGGCCCTACGAACTGTTGTACGGCTCGTTCTAGCCCTTC